CCTGTAGCCGCCCCACCTAAACCACCCATAATATTGCCCATACCACCACTCGTTGTTTGAGTGTTTGAGCCAAAATTAGGAGCTAAACCAGAGGCGGCCAACATATTATTATAGACTTGTTGTTGAGCCGCATTTCTGTCAGAAAGAAGCCCCATATCTGCATTGATTTGGGCTTGATTGTAAGCGTCCATATCTGCACCAACGGCCGCACCTAACCCCATTCTAGACATATCGGCTTGCTGAAAAGCTGGAGCCATTCCAGATGCCGTTAAACTTCTTCCTAAGTCTCCAGCAGAATATCCAGCAATTGCGTCAGCGGCTTTTAAACCTCTATTTAAATCAGCATTTTGGGCATTGAAATTTAATTGGGCTTGCGCTTGCGCTTGTTGTGCGGCTCTGTTTGCATCTTGGGCTGAAGCTGATGTAATATCAGACGCAACTCCAGCTTGCCTTGTTAGATCTCCAGCCGAAAATCCAGATAGGGCTTGACCAATGTCTACACCTCTTCCTAAATCTTGACCGCTAACAGCCCCTAAAGCTCTAGCCGCTTCTAATTGCCTGTCTTGTTCTGCTTGCATATTTTGAGCTAAAATTGGAGCGGCGGCGGCTGTTTGACCTCGCCCTAACGCATCTCCAAAAGCCGCAGAACCAAGTCTTCCACCCAAAGCATATTGAGAGGTAGCTTGATTTGTTGCACCTCTCACGGCATCATCAATTTGAGCTTGCAACGCTGGGTTTGTTGATCCTTGCGTAGCTATTCCACCAAGTAAATTAGTAGCCGCATTCGATAGTCCAACTTGAGAGGAAAGAGGGTTGGTATTTGTATTTTTACCATAAACCTCATTAAGCTTTGAAACGTCTGCATCTCTGGTCAAACCCATATCAAAACCAGACGGGTTTAACGCTCCAACACTATTTAGCCCTGATGTGTCCGTTTCAGCTCCTTGAAGTCGCATCATATTTAATATTGAGTCATCAACATAAGCTGGCCTATTTAAACCAAAATTCAACATGGCATCCCGACTTGCTAATGTTGCATCTGAAGGATCTGCAATACGTTGACCCTCAAAAACGTCTGGTTTATAGTCACCAGCCATGTCAAAAGTCTCTTCCATTTGATTTCGAATAAAATCTGGAAACTCAGTAATATTTGTAACGGTTTGTTTACCTTTACCCATCGTTTAATTCCTTCTCAAATGTAGTGTATGTGGCTTTGTAGCCACGCTTTTCCAAATATTTCATCCATGCCCCTCGGCCATAGCCCTCAACGTGTCGGCAACCATTATGAATAGCCACCTTGTCTAAAGTATCTAAAATTGTATCAATCCATTTTGGCATTTTTGAACCGCCGACAAACTCGATTGCAAAAGCCTTGCAACGTGCATATTCCACAACTCTGGTTGCTATAGCCGCAACAATTTCCTTGTTATTCTCAGTAACGATCCAAATGGTGTAGATCCCTTGATTTGCACCCTCAAGAACATCTGACATCGCAATTTTATGTGGGCTTAAACTAACTGCTTTTTTTAAGTGAGGTACAGCAAAACTCCACATAGTTCGTAGTTTTGTTTTTGGAATTGGGATTATGCTATAACTATGTACGTGAATGTCCTGTCGTTCTGAGAATTGTTGGCGTGAGTTATCGTGAAAGATTGTTTTGCCCTCGCTGAAATGTAGGTTGTAGCAATTGCAGTTGCCGCATTCGCTGTCATTGGTGTAAATAAAATAATGCTGTTTGATCCAGCCCTTAAATCTGAAACCGCTGTTGAAGTCGCTGAAGCAGTAAGCGTAAAAGTTCCAAAATTATTGCTCTTGCCGTCCACCAACAAATTAACGACATTTGCAACTTGGATGGCACTTCCACCATTAATCGGAAGCTTATCAAAACCAACGCTCATCTTTTGCCCATTCCAACTGCATCAATATCAACACCCAAAGCATATCTCCAATTTCCAGACGCATTTACTCTTACTCGGTGGTAACGGCCATTTGATCGAACTGGACATGAATTATCAGAATTCAGACTTGAGGCTGTTGTGAAAGTCGGTTCAACCGTTTGTTGAGATCTTGAGCCAACTTGTACTGTTAATGTCGGCTCTGACGATCCTTTTGTGACAATAGGAGTAACACCTTTGACTAAACTCCTTTTCATTGTCGCTGGCTCAAATTCAGTTGTTTCCAGAGTTGCGGCTAAGTTCGAGCCACTAAAAGTTTGAACCTTACTATCTTTTGAAGCCGCGAAAGCAAATTGACCACCAGCAAAAACAGGTGAGTCGAGCGATATCCCAAGCGTGTCTAGACTTGCTGATATTGCCGCCACTCCTTCCAAAGTTTGTGGTGGAGATGATATTTGACCAATAAATTCATGACTTATTTCAGCCAATGACCAACGGTTAGCCGCATAATTATACATAATTATTTTATCTGGATTGCCGTCAATTGAGCTTACTGATGAATAGCTCCAGCAAACCACCTGATTAATTGGATCGATCACACAGCTTATTCGGTCAGTATAATTTGGGCTTACATCTTCAGCAAAAAACAAGTCAACTTTGTCAGCTCCAATGGGTAAGCTCTCAACTCCATTGAACATGAAAAAACCATCCTGAGAGAGATAAAATACTTTATTTGACCCAAGATCTGCACTGGAATGAGCGTAAGCACAACCATGAGAGCTTACTTTTTGGAATGTAAATATGAGTGGAGTTCCGACATAATCCATTCGGAATATACCTTTTTCGCAAAGGACAACGCCAGATTGTCCACCAATTAACCCAGTAATAAACCCACTATCAGCAAGTTCTTGGACATCCGCTTGATTTGATCCAATTGTCCAAGTTGAGGCATCATTGATTTGTGACCACCGAACTTGACGAGGATAATCAGTTGATGAATATTTGACATTAGCCGTCACAACAAAGTCTTTAATGACAGTTAAAAATTTTGCACTTGGAGCACCAGAAACATCAGCAAAAAGGCTTGAGCTTCCAAGCGTGTACTTTTGCAATATTGTCGAAGTTGAACCAGCCGCAATTAAATCGTTTCCAAATTGAACAAATCGCCATTGCTCAACGTCAGATACTGTGTAATTTCCAGACTTTGAAACATTATCTAAAGCAGTTGTTGAATTGTTGTACTTTAATAATTTTGTTCCATTTCCAGCAAAGAGATTAATGGTTCCGTCTGTTGCCTTGGTTCCAACTAAACCACGAATTCTTGAGTCGGTTGCGGCCGAAAGTGGGGCTAAATCTTTAAAAGGACGGTAGCCCTTAACCGTTGAAATAACATTTTTAGCAACAGTTGCTCCACCATTTGATAAATCTGATTGATCTGGAAGCCATTCACCGAATTGTATCATGCGGCCTCACTCCAATTTGTTGAACCAAGTGAAATGTCTGAAAAGGTATCTGACAAAGGCGTTTCTTTCGTAAAATTATCAGAGCTTGGTGATGCATCTGAAAAGTTATCGTTTGCAGAAGTTGAAAGTGTCCAAGTTGCTTCAGTTAACTCCTCTAATTCCCAAAGCTTTCTAGCATCGATTGCTGTTGCAGATTGACTAATAATTGAACAATTTGCACTTTGAAGAAATGATATGGCTGTTGAAACAGTCGCTGTAGACGTAATTGAAACTGAAACATTATGTAATTCAGTTCCAACAATAGCTGTTGTGGCTGTTGAGCTTACAGCAATAACACCATTTTGAATTCTAGCCCCAGCTATGGCAGTTGTAGCTGATGAGCTTACAGCTAGCGCCGCACTCTGGAGTTTTGTAGCTTCAATTGCAGTCGTTGTGTTTGAGGCTACAGCTATAATTCCATTTTGAATTTTTGTAGCTTCAATTGCAGTCGTTGCAGTGCTTGAAATCGCTAAAGCACATGGATGAACTTTATCAGCCGAAATTGTAGTCGTGGCATTGCTTGAAATCGCTAAAGCACATGGATGAACTTTATCGGCCGAAATTGTAGTCGTGGCATTGCTTGAAATCGCTAAAGCACAAGGATGAACTTTATCAGCCGAAATTGCAGTTGTTGCACCACTTGCGATTGAGCAAATTGCTAAATGCGTTGTTGCTCCATCCGCACTAAAAGGGGCTTCTGAAAAGGCTGTAATTCCAAGCATTAACTAAAATCCTCAAATTGATCTGGAAATTTATTTTTTACCCACTGCGGAACTGTAGGAAAAACTGCATTTTCTTCAGTATAATTTTGAGGCATATCTCTCCACGCTTGACGAAGCGTTTTTAATTCTGATTGTTGCGTTGATGTCAACTGTTCAAAACGATCTGGAATAAGTAGCTCGTCCGTCAAGAAAAGATACTTACCTCGCTCATGTTTAATATCATCCATGGGCATATCAACCTCAATTGTTTTTTGAAGTTCGCCAGCGATATTAAATGCTTGAGATTTAATCTTAGGCATCGGCATGATCCTCGGAGTATTCATTTTTGTAACGAAGACCGACAAGAAAGCAAGTGTTCGATGTATACCAACTATAATTTGTTCCGCTGACTGCGAGATCCGTGGGGGGCTCACCAGACCCAATACCCGAAATACCTATGGATGCCGAATATTGTCCTGCTGTAGTTGGCAAGAGAGTTGCGCTCGAAGCATAATTGGCACCAACCCCTGTTCTTGGGTAAGAATGCCCGCTGTACGAATGGTAATTTGTCCGAAGGGTAAGTACAGCGCCGTCGGTTTTAAGTCCGACGAAATACCACCCTGGTTTTAGCGTGAAATCTCCAGAAATTACTTTTGATCCAGTTGACGATGCAAACGGGTTGGTGGACGTTCCTAAGTAAACTCTCTGGCTCGGATATCCAAACTTGTTTCGGCTATAAATACAAACGTAAACGGCATGAGTAGTTCCTGTAGTAGTAGAACCGTAGAAAAGGGAAGCGTCAAAGGTAGTTCCTGTGCCATCTCCTGCTTCATCCCCTACATAGTGCAAGCAGAATTTACAAGCATTAGCGCTAGTACCCATATTGTTTTGATAGTAACCAATTATATCTCCAGCCAATACCGTCTGTCTGTAGATTCCTGCCATTTTTCTGGTCATAGTTGGGTAGGCAACGCCCCTCAAATTAACTTCCTTGCTTGTCCCAACGGTACTGTCATTTACATCGTCCAAGGTTTTTGATAAATAATCAATTTTTGC